GTGACGCATAGGTTTTACCTGAACTTATAAAAACTTTTTCTCTTGGTGAAATTGCAGTTTCTGGTGACAGTTGTATAATAAAATCTGTGGCGGCACTATCAATTGCACCTAAATTAATTTTCCATATGCTGACACGAGTTGCATCGCTGATAACATCGCCAGGTCGAATGTTGGCCACATCTAAACTGGTGTAAGCCGGATCAACTGCAGGAGTGGTCCAATGTGTGTCGTCTTCGTCATTGCCAATGAATATTAAAGTTTTATTTTGTAACTGGTTGTTAATTCCGTCAATGCCATCTGGGTATTGGTTTAGGAAATCACTTAATAAGCGATTTTGTACATCGGTATATTTAAGTGTTGTTGCGGCATCAACACCTCCTCCTGTTTGTGTAGGAATGATAGGCATTAAAAGATAAAAATCTTGTGCATTGTACAAAGGCACACGGAAAGTCACGGTGCCATTGCTAGCACCATTGTTGGTAACACCAAACACGTCTCGGGTGCTTACTGTTGGAATATTAGGGTCAATACCGTCGACGCCAGGGCTACGCTGTATCCAAAAGTTGTGTCCAGGTTGATTGATATTAAATGTGTACACTCCGCCACGAACCAGAGTCAACTGTGTATTGGGCTGATATCCTTTGCCGGTAAATGTGTATCCACCTACAGCACTATTTCTTGTCACTGTGTAGTCAGCAGTATACGGAGCTTGATTTCCATAGACTAACACAGAGTCTGGGCCATTGGGCAACCAATAATAATCGTAATAGTTTACAAATTTACTGTAGTCAAAGTGCCCGTCCCAGTTGTACATTTCGCTGCCAAACAGGCGTTGTTGATTGTCTGTTAGTCCGCCATAATTTTTTATGTTTTGTAATAGATCAATGTAACCAGTATTAAATGTTATGTCACCGTTGCTATCAGTTACTACAGCACTGGGTTCTAATTGATAATTTTTTCGCAGATTGGTCAATTCAGGAACATAGTTGTCTCCTGGCTTGTAGGTAGGAGCAAATGTTCGACCTATGTATCCATTGATGGGCGTATTGATTGCGTCGGACGTTAAGTGGTCCAGGGTAGCACCAAGGAATCGTTGATTGGTTGGTGTACGGAATATTCTTGGTAAAAAATTAATTGTGTTGACTATTGCCATTAATATGTTCCGACTAATGTATTGCCCAAATTCAACTGGGCGGCTGTGATGGCTGAAATTATTTCAACATCATTAACTGTGGCTGCACTGGTGATAATTTCCCATGGTTCGGCATTGATTTGGAAGTAGTTACCAAACACCAAATTATTACTTGCTGGTACAATCAACACGCTTGATATATTAGGTGTCAGTGTACTATGCAAGTATGCGGCCAATTCGCTAAAATAAAATGTTTCTCCAAAATCCCAATTACTCACGTCAAAGTATTTGTTTACCGCGGTAATAACTTGACTTTTAATTTCATTGTCTGTCACGTTGGCTGCTGGATTTTTTACTACCTGGAAGCGAGCACGTAAACTCACATCGGCTTTGGCGCCAAATAGGGGTTTAAATTTTGCTGGGTTATAAATTAAGCTATCACTCACTGCTTTATAATTGTCCAAGTCGCTGTATGCTGTTTCTAAACTGGTACTGGTCGGCAAGTCTGGTTCTGCAATGGTACCAGTTAGATCTTTAAGATAGTTTGCGTAATCTGTAGCATAAGTTGATGTCAGCACATAAACGTCAACAATGTTTACTGGGGTTGGATTAATACGGCTACGTCCAGGCACATTATGGCGATACTGGAAGTACAAGCTGTCTCTATTGGCAGAGCCGTTGGCAACTTGAAGATACAGATCTGGATTGTCGGGGATAGCTTCGGATTGTGTGGTCGGTACCTGAACCAACACTTTGGTTTTATCCACATATCCATCAGTAGCTGTGATAGTATTATAAATCTGCCACACTATGTCATTGTCTAATGTTGCGGTGGAGCCAGGTTTGGTATTAATTTTTAAAATTTTAATAATGTCTTTGACGTTGGTGCCAATGACAGAATTGTACACACGCACCGTAGGATCAAAATAAAACTTGGTATTGCCTGCACTGGCAAACGTATACTCAAGATTTTTATAGTTGATTGTGTAGAGGCCTTGATTGTAGGTAAATTTCAGTATCCAATCTGTGCTTGAGCCAATGTCAGCTGGCGCAATATTTTCCCATACACCATATGGTCCGTATGAGCCGTCTGTGTATTGTACTCTAACCGTTGTATTATACTTTAACCCAAAGTTTAGCAAGGCTTTGATTTGTGTAATTACAGTAGTGATCAAACTGGTGCTCAGGTCGTTTTTGTAAGCTGGTACTATGGCTTCTGCACCAGCCAAACTCACATTACTTAAAATTGCCCCTGTTGGAACCACTGTGCCAAGTGTAATTCTATTGGGTATAGTTGGGTCTGAGTCGGCCACAATATCTGTTACCACAGCATAAAAATTCAATGTGTCTCCGGCATTGGTCAAGGTATTTCCTAACTGTAGCTGATGTTCGCTGTTGAATCTGTAGCCGGCTGGAGCACTGAATTGTAGCACAGCACCTGTGTCAACATAACGTAAGTAATGACTAACATTGGCGCCAACTTGTAATGTAACATTACTGACCAGGTTGGCCAAGAATCCTGTGCTGGTTCCGGTACTGACTGTGTTTTGATTGAACTTGATGTTACCGCCCGAGACTGTGTTGGTGTTGCCACTGAATCTTGGAAACACACTAGTATTACCATAGTAGTAGTTTCTAACTTCGGTACTGTTAATTGTTGGTATGATCACATTGTATACAGCTGAATAGATATCGTTGTCGGTCAAGAAATCAAACTGTGTTGATCCAATTTTGTTGTTGGCACTGATTGTGCCATCATCACCAAAAATGTTTGTGCTAGAAAAACTGCCAGTTGGATCCAGTGCATCTAAATACAAACTTACGCCAGAGCTGGTACGATTAACTGCTTTGATCTTTTGAATACTGCCATAATTGGTCTGTGGGAAGATGTTGTAGTCTTCCGCAGTGATCATACGATTTTGTGTGTAATACTGTTGCGGAGCCGAAGCCTTGATACTACTCAAACTTGGTGCTGCGTTGGCATTGGTCACAGTATAATTCAGACTGGCTGTGACGGTCAGTGTTTCAACTCTATTTTGTTTGCTGATGTAACTAAAAGCCACGCTTACACTAGCCATGTCATCAGGAGTGATACTGTAGGTGATGCCGTTGCTGGTGCGATAATAAAAACGGAAACGGCCTTGTGGTATGTTACTGAAACTGCCATCACCAAAGACAACATCAACTTGATCGTTGGTGCGAGTGTTGACTTGGTAAAGATTTTTTTCTGTCAGCTGATTGTAGATAACGTTGATGCCACTCAAAGCAGGAACTTTGGTCCATTTTTCGCTGACATTTTTATTAACATCTAGACTGTATAACCAAGCATCTGTGTTGTTGATATTGTTAGTGGCCACTGTGACAAAGTTATTGGGGATAGCATTGGTGATATTAAATTCTGTAAAATTTAATTTGCCCTGTTTGAAATACAAAAAGAATCCGGTGTTGTTGCTACCGTTACCGTTGTTGTCGTTGCGATACAAAATGTTAAAGGCGCCATTGCTGACTGGGTCACGTTCATATAGATAGCTTTGTCCCAGGCTAGTGGCACTGACAGCTTCAAATGCTACACTACTGCCTTGTATTGCTGTGGTAAATGGTGCCACTGGTAGGGTGTTGGTGTTTAGGCTAATTGTGTATTCGTCTGTTTTGATATTGTTAATCAACTGACTGTTGCCTGGCTTGCCCACTGCCTGGCTACTGACCAGTGCCGCGTTGACGATAGTGGTAAACTGTTCTAACCAATTCTCATTGGTCAAATCATTCCAGTGTATGGTGGCATTGCTTAGATTGATGCCCGAACTGTCTGTTAGGGATTCTGTGGTACGCACACTTTCAAACTTGAGCAAACCACTGGCGCCGGTGTTGCGTTGCGGATTGTAACTGAGCATACGTGCCAGTTTTAAAATACTGTCTCTACGCTGTGCTGTGTCAATAAAGTTTTCACGAGCATTCAAGTCTGCACGGAACGCTAGACTTTGTCCCAGGAACGCAATCATGTCAATCAGGGCCAGGTACTCTGAACTTTCCAAGAAATCATTGAATGTTTCAGGGTAATATGTTTTGAGATAGGTAATCATGCTGTTACGCAGGGTCTCAAAATCGTAGCTGGTGAAATCAGCGTTGGTAAACGTTTGATAGATCTTGGTCCAGTCTTGCTGTACTAAGAGGTTGGTTTGACGTGTGGTTTGTGCCATGTTATTTTATCCGTATCAAGTATTTATCGGAAAGAATAATATGGTCTGTTAATTAATGATTAATCTGTTGTTGGCGCGATCAAAGTTTAACGCAATGGTTTCTGATTGATCTGTGGGTATGTAGGACACATCAATTGCTATCAAAAACCCGTTGTCTTGCTCGGTTACTGCTACTTGTTGTACAGCAAGCCTGGGGTCATAGCTCACGATGCGGGTAATATCAGTGGTGATAATTTGTTTGGTATCTTCGGTCAAGGGTTCAAACAACATGTCCCAGATTATGCTGCCAAACTCAGGACGCATGAGTTTTTCTCCTTTGCGTATTTCAAAGTGATTGATCATGTCTTGTTTGGCCAATTCAAAGTCGGTTAGTCTGTACTTTTTGGCATTGAGTCTGGTGCTGAATCCGCGATATGTTGTCATAATAGTATTTATTTGCTTAAGATTGTTACGGAGTATCTACCAGCAGTATAATAGCTGGCACCGGTACCAACACTAAAGTAGCGCCAAGCATACGCACCTGTTCCTGTGGTATTGTTCAAGGTG